CAAGAACATCGGAATCAATAAGAGTAGATTGACTTCCAAGGAACTTACAATTCTTACTAACGATATCATTTGTATAATACGAATTATCAGAGGATTTTACTTCAAGCAAAGTATAAACTTTCTCTTTCTTTTTGTTTAACTCAACTTTAACTATTTCTTTTAGTCCATCTTTTGTTTCTAAAACATCTCCTTCAAGAAGATATTTGGCAGGTTCTTCGTTTCCATTAACAATAAAAATATGGTCAGTAGAAACTTCAATGAAATTATCATCTTCTAAAGTAAACTTTAAAATTTGAACTTCTTCTTCAATTACACCAATGCCAGCAAAAGGTTTAAATCCTTCTGGTGTTTCGACTTCATAATTTGATATAAACTTAGTTTTTGTTTTCATAAACACCTACTCTATTTTAAGATATGGGTTATTAACAGGAATATAAGCATCAATAAATTCATCACCCCTAATTTTAGCAGCATGAAATCTATGAACACCATCAATAATAAAACCATTTATATCAAAAACTATTGGAGGAACCTTTTCATCCATTTCAGAATATTTCTTAGCAACAGGGAAATGAAAAGAACCAACCTTAATAGTATCTGGAATTTTAATTTGTTTCAAAATATATTTTTCAGCATCTAACACTCTTTCTGGATCTTCAAATTTTTTCTTTTCCCAACCAAGTCTATGTAATTTGTTTATATAATTTAAAACGTATTCAGCATCATAAAAATTTTCTTCAAAAGACTCTTTTAAATATTGGCTAAAACTCATTTTATCAATCTCCTAAATTCTTTTTCTATCAAATAATTTTTCTTAGAATTTGCACTCCTCGAACAAATACAAAGATTCTTAAAAGCACCTATTTCTTTTGGATCAATATCATTCAAAAATCCATATTTAATAGATATTTTATGATCTACTGTTGGCTGCAATGGATTAGTACCAGGGTGTGCTTCCGGAAATTGTATTTTATATTCTTCATTAATCACCAATTTCTCTCCCGTATAATAATCATTACCATCCCATAACCTATACAATCTTATTCTATGTTTAATGGTTTCATTACGAACTTCATTCCAATACTTCCAATAATCAGAACTTCGACTACCTTTAATCCATTTTCCTTTTTCTTCGTTTGTCTGTCTTATTCTTTTCTGAATACTTTCAACTTGACTATTCCAACCAACACCATATCTTTCTTGAAATGTATCCCTTCTCTTATCAATGATAATATCTAGTTCTTCAGGATTTAATCCTCTCCAATAAGACTTTCGCTTTTCATTAATCTCTTTCTTATTATTCCTTAAAGACATTTCTCTTTTCTTTTTACACTTCTTTAATCCTAATGTATGCTCTTCTCCGTATTTATCCAAATTAGTCTGTTTTAATTTTTCCTTGACTAATTCATTTTGAGCAACATTCTCAGTACCATATTTCACTAAACAGGTTTCTTTTCTTTTCTCCGACTCTTTATTAGTATCTCTTGTCTTGAATGACTCGCTTATTTTATTCTTTGTATAATCAGAAATCCTTTGGTGCTTCTGTGAACAAAACTTTGCATATCCATGATTATATCCTAAAAACTTAGTCTCTTTCCCACAATGTAAACACTTTCCTTCATCTTCTTTTCTTAAAACCTTATCATAATATTCCTTCAAATTCATACCATGATTAGGTTTCAAATGGTATCTACTGAACGAATCAATGGTCAAATTTGTTTGTTCATCGCATATTTTACAATAAATCCTTTCCTTTTCCATCAATGACTCCTTTATAAACGGTTCGTTATATAGAACTATTTATAAAGATCAGAATCAAAAAGATCAGATATTTTTACCTTTTTTACCTTTTTTGTCTTCGTATCCCGTATAGTTATCATAGCCTTATAATTTGGGCATTGGAACTCTTGGGCAAACCTGATCGGTCCAATATCGGCAATCATTTCTTCTTTCCAAGCATCATCCCTATCAGGAACTTCCCACCAACCTACACGAATAGGAAAGAAGTTATTCTGCCTTTCTTCTCTGACTGCCTTTGCCCAGAACTCATAGAAATGGTTGAGTCCTTTGGGGGTCGATATCATAATAATCTTACATGTCTTACCACTAGAAATTACAGGATAGGTAGATGTGATGAACTCTTCTGCGACGTGAGCGGGAACCTTAGCAAACTCATCAAGGAAAAGAAGGTTTACCATCAAAGATGTAAGTGCTTCAGCAGATGTTGCTGAGGCTATCAATCTAGAACCATTTTCAAAATTAACAGATTTCTTATTCCAACCATCATCCTCCAACCCCTGTTGTAACCATATTGGTAACATAGTAATTGACATCTTAATTCTTTTAAGAATGTCAACAGCGGCCTCTTGTTTGTGAGCAACGATAGCGACAGTTTTATCCTTATTGAACAAAGCATACCAAAGTAAAAAGATGGTAGAGATAGTTGTATTGTGAGAAAGTATTCCGTTTGTGAATAATGTATGTGTTTTTGAATTGACTGTTAAATCAAACATTTCTTCTTTTTCAATTTCCAACTTCTTGACTGAAAAAACTTTTTGTAATCCAGATTTAGTAATAATTTTATCATCTTCTGTTAAATCTTTAACAAACTTTTCTTTCATTCCTTCAACCATTACTATATGTTTATCAGCACATTTCAATTCATGTGATAAAGTTTTCAACTCCCAAACATCATATTTAACAGTCTTATGTAAATGAGTTATATCTTTCCAACCATCTTCAGTTTCAATTTCCCATTCATCTAACTCAAATGACTCTATAAATTTTTCATCAGTTGGTTCTATTTGTTTAACCATTCAAAAACTCCAAACATTCTTTTATTACTTTACTAGGTTCATCTTTGTAATCTTTTTCTTTTACATGAAAGACTTCAATACCACATTTAATAATTTCATCATCTCTTAATTTATCTCTTAATTTGTTTCCTTTACCTTCTTCACCATGCCAATACGTCCCATCAAATTCTATACATTTATTTATTTTATGAATATAAAAATATAAAAAAGCTAAGATTTTTTTATCTTATCATAAAATTCACCTATCGGTATTTCTTTAATCTCTCCAGTTTTTTTATTACGAATTTTAACCATGGTATCATCACAAAAACACTTACCACTTTGACGTGCTATTTTGACGACACAATGCTTTTTGTTTTGTGGGGTTTCCACATATGCTTTAAGAACTTTCTTCTGCCATTCGTAAAGGGTAATCTTTTCTTTACCACGGTCAGGATGTATAATATAAAAATACTTCTCAGCAAAGTAGACAATATCTTGACTACATTTGATAAGTTCCTGAATCATTTCTTGGGTGTAATCAACCTTCTCACCCTTTTTTCTTAAAGCTGTATTACCATTAAACATTAATTATTACCTCTATCTTTAGGTATGTTCTCGTCTTTGATTTCAAATGTAGCATCTATAGCATTCATCTGACTATTTTCACTAGCTTTATTTATCATATCAAGAAGTTGTTCTGAACTTAATGATATTTTATTATCACCAATATTATTTATGTCAAAATTACCACTATGGACTTGTGCTTCAAAAATGTTCTTATTCAAATCCATCAAAGCTTGATATTGCTTTCCTATTGATTCAACCAACTTAGCATAGACTTCAATCTTACGGGAGTCAGCTCCAATCTTAATATCCTGCTCAACCTTATACATAATGGTTCTAGCAGACATTATCAAAGAACGTAATTCGGTTTGGATGAATTCTTGGTCTTGAAAAACTGGTTCGTTCTTTACTTTTGTTACAATTTCATTTTTCTTTACTTCAATCAATTTCATATCATCCTTAACTTCTTTAACAACTTCATCAAAATCTTTATCTTCAATATTAAACGCTTCTTCCAATCCTTCAAATCCTTCCATATAAACTCCTTATGTTATTGTATTAGCGCTAGTAAAATACGCAAAGTCTTTTGAATCATCAAGATAATCTCCACTAAAAGTATAAGTTCCACTCGCAGGTATTGCGCTTGTTTCTAATGTTCCTGCTGAAGTATAAAGCACACCAGACGTTTCATAATAATCTGCTGAGATAACTATTCCCGAAAATGCTGATGTTGTTGGACTGTCTGCTGACATTGCTGAAACACCCGGAGAAGAACTATCAACAACAAAGTATTTGCTATTAATAACCTTGATAATTTTGCTATATTCAAACGGTCTGTACATCCAAGCTTCTACTGTCAAATCCATTGTTGCGTTAATGTATCTTCTTTCATCATCGCTTATTTCTGGTGAAACAAATTCGGGAACTACACCTGGCATTGTGACTCTCAAATCTCTTTCAATGTTAAGAAAAGAAAATTCCTTGACTCTTAGATATAAAGCTGGATTAAAATAAGGAAGGATATTTTCCATTATCTGTGAAAAATAATCCATAGAGTCTGTCATTGCATAAAGAGTATAGTTTATATCCCACGGTGATGGTTGATAATCTCTAAGTATTTCATCAATATTGGCTCCGTCTACTGCTACGGTTTCAGCAAACCATTCTCTCCACTCGTTGACACCATATGCTCTCTCAGCATTGTATGCTATTCCATTCATAACCAAGGCTAACCTTGGAGTTGAAATCCAATACCTCTGACCATATGGTTCTACTTGTTTATATCCATTTGAGTCTGTAGCAGAAGCAATATATTCGTGGTCCTCTATTCTTTGTAAATGTTCTTTTTCAACTGGACCAAAACTCAAAAATACGGGATAAGACGTTGCTGATATACCAGACGAATCATACTTATAAACTACAATATCATTAAACATATCCATTAGACTAATTGTAACATTTTTTATAGTTTTTGGGTAATAATAATTTTTCATTATATAATTCCTCTGTTTTTTAATAATTCAATAAATTCTTTTTCGTTTCTTTCTCTTTTTATAGAATTATTACTTCTAGTACAAATACAAAGATTTTCTAAATCTCCAATTATTTCAGGTGAAATATTATTTTTAAACCCAAACAAAACACTTGTTTTATGGTCAACTGATTTATATTTCCCAGTATTAATAAATTTTCTATTTATTTCAACCTGTTCTTTTGTATAAAAATCTAAACCATCCCAATCTCCATATAACTTTCTCAAATTAGTTTTTGTTATATTCCAAACTTCTAGTCTATATAATTCTAAATCAGTTTTTTCATTCAACGGAACCCATCGACCATTTTCTTCTTCTATTTTTCTTTTATTAAATTTAGCTTTTTCTTTATTTTTCAACAAATTCAAAACACAAGGAACTCCAAAAATTTTCATAGAGGTCTTTTTAATTTTGTCAACTGTGGATTGTAATTTCATATTATGATCTACTTGATATCTTTCGACCATTGTTTGTTTAGATTTTTCTTTTACTTCTTCTAATTGAAAAACATTTTCAACACCATACCTTTCTAAACAAGTTTTTTTAATTTTAACAACAATTTTATTTCTATTTTTTCCATATAAAATATCACGAGTCGCAGAACAATTTTCCCAATATTCTTCATCTTCATTTCTACAACTAATACTACAATATTTTCTATAACCACTAACTAAATCTTTATATTTTGTTTCTTTTTTACAATTTTTACAAAAACCTTCGTCTTCTTTTTTATAAAACCTATCAAAATATTCTTTACCACTTATATTATGTTTCTTCAAATGATTTCCTATACTTTTACATTCTTTCTGACAAATCTTACAATTTTCCATAATTCCACCAACCTATTTAATTAATTTGTAGAGATAATCTTTTGGGTTGGCAAAAGAAAAGGTAGCTACCCTCTGTCTCTCTACTAATATTTATTATTGAATCATAGTAATCCTTAAAACGTTATACTTACTTGTATACCTTTACTTCTTAAAATATTAATAGCTTTTTGAAAATCACCAAAACTATAACCACCTACTAGTTTTTCAAATTCTTGAAAAACATCATCATCAAAAGATGTTTTTTTTAAAGTTGACATAACATCTTCAATAGTATTTGCTAATTGTTCTGGGGCTGATTCTTCTTCGAATCTAGCTATCTCTTTTAATATATCCATTTATTCTCCTCCAACATGTTTACTAAATTCTTCATCCTTTTTATCTGAAATTGCATCTTCTTTAGTCTTATGTATAGTTCCTTCTGGATGATTTGGTGGTGAATAGATTGAATAAATTTTCAAACCTTTTTTACCAGCGACAACATTATGTTTTGTTCCTTTAGGAACTATAAAAGCAAAACCATCAGAAATCTCAGATTCTTTTCCATTCATAATTAATTTACCAGAACCTTTATCTATTCTAAAAAATTGATCAATTGTTTTATGAATTTCTTCTCCAATATCTTCATCCGGTTTCAATGACATCAAAACCAATTGCATATTATCAGCAGTAAAAATGACTTTTCTGAAATTATCATTTTCAACTGTATCTTTTTCAATATCTACAATGATGCCAGTTTCTTTACTTTCTTCTTCTTGTTCTTTAAGAAAATCTTTAAATGACATATTATTCCTTCTTTAGTCTAATGGTTTATGTGTTACTTGTTTGCCATCTTTTTCGGCTAATTTAACTGTAACATCATAACTTTTTTTAGCCTTAAATTTCTCAGCAGCCTTCTTTTGAGCCTCATATGAAGAATTGGCATAAACCTCTATTTGTTTACCTTTGTAAAAAGCTATATAACCATTCTTTCCTTCTTCTTCCATTTCTCTTAAATAATCTTTAAATGACATTTGATTCCTCCTTTACTTTGAATAATACTTTTCGTCGACCGCCAAATTATCAAGAGCTAACTTTCTTGCGATTGCCGGAACAGACGTGTGCTTCTTTTCTATTTCCATTCCCTTCTTTAATTCTGCTTCATCTGGTTCGACTTTATTTTCTTTAGCCGTACCAGCATTAAACAATCCCGAAACAAGAGAATAAATTTTAGCTTCAAACTGATGAACATCTTTACTTGTCCCTTCTTTAAATCCCAACGAGTCTGCTAATGCGTGAATGGCTTTATCATCTGGATTTTCGTGAGTAGAAAAGAATTCAATGATGGCGCCCATCACTTTATCTTCTTCCTCTTGCTTATCTTGTTCTGATAAAAAATCTTTAAATGACATATTGTTTCCTCCAATTTATTTATTATAATATCTTTACATGAAATTTCTAAAAAATTAATATTATTTTCTTCACAAAATTTCTTCTTTATTTTATCGTTAATTTGTGTTTTAATAAATGTTTTTTCGGCTTTAATTAAACTAGACCCAAAAAATTGAACTGGTTCGTAGTGTTGTCTTCCTTGAAATTCTACACACAAATTTAATTTTGGTAAATAAAAATCAAATGGTAACATTCTTTTTAAACCTAAACAATCTTTAAATTTATACTGTGATATATATTTTATATTATTATCTATTAAATATTTTTCAATTTCGTTTTCTCCTTTTGATTTTTTACATATAGGACACCCCTGACCATTTAAATGAGAAGATGGTAATTGTTCAAACACCTTTTCACATTTATTACATTTTATTTTTATTTTAATATTACTAGAAACATAACTAGATAAATATTGGTATTTATTATTATGAACTTCATTTGATTTTTCAACAAAAAACAAAACATTATTAAGACATCTTTTTGAATTTATTTTTTCTAACCTTTTTAAATCTTTTTCTTTACCACACAACAAACACCCATGTTTACTAGAAATATGTTTATTTGGTATTTGCCAAAAATCTCCATGTTTTTTACATATAATACAAACCTTAGTATGATTATTAATATATTCTACTTTACTATAATCGTATTTTTTACCATGAATTTTATAAGATTCATTAATAAAATCTTCTTTTGTTTTACGTACGTGTTTAAAATGATTTTCGTATTTACATTTTAAACAACCCGATTTTCTCATATGATCGCTTGAGTTTTGTTCAAAAACACCATGAACTGGACATATAATTTTAACTTTTGTTTTCATGTTTACATATTGAACTAAACTATAATCATACTTATCAGCATGTGTTTTCTTAGACCTTTCAATCCATTCTTCTTGACTTATGTTTTTCATAAAATATGAATTTATAAAACTTGAAAATCTGGTGGATTGCTTTCATCAAACATTCTTTCTAACCATTTTTCCTCTTCAGTATTAGCTTCATCT